ATCGGTGGAGCTGCATGACAAAGTCATCGGGCATTATCTGAACATAAAACACTATCAATAAGTTGGAGTCATTACCGGCTGTATGCGGGCCACCAGGACCATACAGATTGATATCAGCATAAGCAGCAGAAGACAGGAATATTAAAAAACCTGCCATTATGTTCCTCATAAAAAACTCCTTTTATTGGTTATCATGAAATAAAGTTATAAACACTACAAATAATATATATTACATCCAGATAAACTTATCCGACTTTACCTCGTGCATAGCTTGTTATTTAAAGTTAACAAAATAAGGAAAATTATACGCATATTGAAGAGTATAAACCTTACATGTTGATTACATTTTTGTAATCAACATCCTGTTTGGAATAGCCAGCCTTTAATGGATAACTATTTCTGACAATGCAATGAGTATAATCAAGTCCATCTTCCACTGAGAATTAGAGGCGGCATGCTTTTTCCGGCTCTTGCCGGATATCCGTAATTGTCCATAATCTGCAGATTTATACCTTCAGCATGACCTGCCAGCGAAAATTTGTCCGGTGTTTCTACGGAAATAACATCAAAAGTTACACGCACTCGCGTTACCGTGTAGACCTACTTTCCTGCACTTGCAAGATCACAGTGGTGTAACCGTAACAGGAATTTATTCTCTGGACCGGCAGTAAATCCCTGAGTGGCGTGGTTCCCATATCAATTTCCAGCCAGGCAGCCTCCATTGCCAGCGTACTGGCTGGAGCCATGACCTGCCCTTTAAATCTGGCCCGACCATCCCACCGGACGTGTTCTTCTCCCCTGAACTTAGGTACAGTCATCTCCAGTGGCACAAAAGTGTCAGCGCCATGATTTTTGACCGTTATCGCGCTACGGATATTTTGTTGACTGGTGAAAATTACCCCGCAGAATCAGGCTTATTCCCTTAACTCGGGCTTTCATCCTGACCGCCGCCTCACTACGACCAATCAGACTGCCGATGCATTTTACCTTCATTGTTAGTATCATAATTTCAGGCCTGCACCATCCGCTCATTGCCCGGACTTCCGACAAATCCCGGCAACCATATCTCGGTGCTTGTTCAGCTCCCGCAGCGCGGCGCAGACTCGCTCCCACTTCTGGACATGACTTTTCGCCCGACGCAATTCGCGGTTTGCCATATGCAGCGATGGTAAAACCAGGTCATCCGCTCGCGTTTCAGTAAACGATGGCAACGATTGCACAATATCAGCCACAGTTTCTGTTTTAATATCTTCCTGTGTTGCAGCTTCCTGTACTGGTAACGCAACACCTGCTGGCTGAGGAAAGGCTTTACCATCATTTTCCGTTACCGGCACGGATTTCGGCTCTGCTGGTAACTTATCGCCCGGCATGCAGTAACGAAATTTACCGTTCTGGTTTACACGAATCAGACGACCTTTGCTGATTGCCATTGCCAGCGTTGAAGCCACTTTGCGTGATGTTGTACCGAACAACGTAGCCAGCTCATCAGCCGTTTGTGGTCCGCGTTGTTCAACCGTCGCAGTTAAATCGCACTCCGAAATTTTAGCGACTGTTGCCGTGGTGGTTTCTTCCGACAGTTCTGCCGGCGCTGGCTGTTCCTGCTGAACGTTGTTATAAGCCACACGCCAGGTGTATACGCTTTTATCAACGAAGCCAGCCTTTCTCAGTTCCCACAGCTCGTTCAGCACTTCTTCACGACTGATATCAAGTCGCGCAGCCAGCTCTACCGACGTGGCTTTTCCCATCGCTTTCAGTGCGTCAAAAACAGTCTCCATAAATTTCCTCCCGGTAAAAATTACTTCTCAAATCAGACAAACCCAGCCGCTTTCCGGCGTTCATATTCCTGTTTCAGCAACTCAATTGGCGTTGGTCCCGCAGGACGTTTGGGTGCTGCCAGTTGTCGCCGGACAGGCGGAACACTCAGGCCGTTGCTAACATGCTTTGCCCATTTCGTCAGCTGCCGTTCTGCAAGCCGTTTTAACTCCCCTTCGGTCATCTGGCGTTCAATCCCCTTTGAACGCATCTCGAGGCAAATGTGATACAGCACAGGCTGAGACCACGGGTACTTATCACTTCCGTCGTATCGCCAGGACTCATTGCGCCAGCGGCGGTACTCCTCCATCACAGCATCCACCGTCAGACCAAATGGATTGGCCCCGCTTTCCGAAATCAGCGCCACAAACTCAGCCAGGTCCGGAGGCCATGTTTCACCCGCCCGGCAGCAGTCCATGCACTGGCGGCAGACCTGCCGGATTTGCTGCTCAGTCATCGCGCCAATCTGTGCAATCCAGAGCTTCGAAGGTGCGGCCCCGTTCTTCTGGGTCCAGCGGTTCGAATAAACCTCCCCCATGAGCTCCCACAGCTTCCAGGCCGTTTCCGTCGCTGATAAATCCGTTTTCACGTTCCCACTGCTCACGTGCTGCCCGAATTTCCTGAACTGCCCGTGATGCGGTTCCACCTGGTGCTGCTGCATGGTTTACCCCCTTGCTGACTGGTTTAACCTGCGCCCTGACGTGATTTACGTGACGGGCGAATTTCTGCTCCCACTGAACCTGCGTAAACACTTTCCCCTCCGCTGCCCAGTAGTCCCGGAATGCGGCAAGTTCAGCAGGTGTGAATTCTGTCTCCGGCAAAGCCATCCCCCACAACGCAGCCCGTCGTCGAAAATCCCGTGACGGATACCAGTTATCGGTCATCGGAAATTTTCCGATGGGTTCGCTCAGGCCATCCAGGAATACAGGGGGGACTGCCTGTAACGACAAAACTTCCTGCTCACTGGTCGGAGCACTCTCGCGTGCGTTATGTGTGGGGTTTAAATCTTTGGGTTCCTTTGGGTTCCGTGATCCGTTTTTGGGTGTCTTTGATGGAAAATTTGGGTGTCTTTGGTTATTTTCCATGCAGCAAAGAGTTCCGTTTTTGGGGCTGTTTTGTGCTGAAACATAACCGTTTTCGGTTCTGTTTTTATTAACAGTACCAATTTTACCTACCTTTAAAGACTCCCGTTTTTGGGTGTATTCATCCTCGGTAACACTTTCTTCAACACCGATAAGTCGGTACACCACAATTTGTTTTGTCCGGCCTTTTCTCTCACCGGTATCAACAATTAACCCAATCTCCATCAGGTGTCGTAAGCTGTCCTGCACAGTCTTTTTGTTCAGTTCCGTTACTTCTGCCAGTGCAGATACAGACGGGTATGCACACAAATCGGCACCGCACATATCAGCAAGCCAGGTCAATACTGACTTACTGGATGAACTGCCGGTTTTCACCTTTTTAGCCCATCGTAGCGCATCGATACTCATACGAACCCCAGACAGATATTTGTTTATCTGCAAAGTAATGTTGGTATTGCTGACGATACGCACGCTTGAAAGCAATAGCTTTTTCTATAAGTTCGTCAGTCTCACGTTCCACAACAGCTGGATCCGCAAAAAGTAGCCCTGACTCCACCACATCGCCATATTCTTTGTTTAACCCGGCGATCATGTACGTAATGCTTTTTCCGTCAGTAATTTCACGATACAACCTGAAATCACTGATCCGGATAGCCGCCATAATTGCCGGAATCAGCGCCGTGAATTTTTCCCGCTTATCCCTGGTGTCGATAGATTTCCAGCGTTCGAATATCTTCACCCGGTTAACGCCCAGCGCCCGTTGATCAACCGCGCCATCATCAAACGTGACGCGTTGAACATCGATGTTCGGGCGTTCTTTCAGAGCCCAGAATGCTTCCGTGATTAATATCGTCGCCTGCTCCTGTGTCATTCCTGGTCGGCATACCCAGGCATCCAGAGCCTCACAAACCTGTTCAGGGGTGATTTTCATTGTTCAACCGCCCCGCCCGCTTTGCCTTACGATATTCGTCATAAACTTTGGGGTCGTACTGAAGTTCCCCGCCGGATGCCTCTTGCAGGCGCATCGCGCGACCTTCAGGAACCAGTTCCCCCCATGCAGCAATGCTTGCCAACCTAACTCCTGCGGCATTGGCAAGCTTTGTTTTGCTGCCAAAAAACGCTATAGCATCAATTTTCAACATATCGAGCTCCTTAGATTTTCCTAAGGAAACCAGATCGTAGAGAAACCTAAGTCAAGAAAAATTAGAATTCCCTAATATGAAAAACGAAACCTTCGGTGCTCGCCTCTTACATAGGCGTAAAAAATTAAAACTGTCTCAGGCCGCATTAGGTAAGCTGGTCAAAGTGGCTCACGTAACAATTTCTCAATGGGAAAGAGATGAAACACAGCCGGCGGGGAAAAGATTATTCGCACTGAGCCAAGCGCTTCAGTGCTCACCGACTTGGCTTCTTTTTGGGGATGAAGATAAACAACCAGGCGAACCGATCCCGAATAATCAGCCAGCCATTCTGACAGAAGATCAAAAAGAGTTACTTCAACTGTTCGACGCACTGCCTGACTCAGAGCAAAAGGCCCTGTTGTCAGAGATGCGTGCTCGAGTTGAAAATTTCAACAAACTTTTTGAAGAACTACTTAAAGCTCGCAAAAGAAGCGCAAACAAATAACCCCTTTTTTCTCCACACCCTGTAATAAAAAGCACAAACTTTCAAACACTTGTGTTTTTTACACCAAAAAACTTAGGTTTTTCTACATAAAAATCTTGACCATATGACTTAGGTTATTCTAAATTTCACTCATCAAGACACCGCACGGTGTTCTCAGCAAACAGTTCCGCTACTCCGGCGTTAAGGGGAAATGAGGTCAACATGGATACTATCGGTCTTGGCAACAACGAATCTCTGGTGTACGGCGTGTTTCCCAACCAGGACGGCACATTCACCGCGATGACGTATACCAAAAGCAAAACGTTTAAAACCGAAAATGGTGCCCGTCGCTGGCTGGAAAGAAACTCAGGTGAGTGATATGGATTTCGACACAATCATGGAAAAGGCTTACGAAGAATACTTCGAAGGCCTTGCCGAAGGCGAAGAAGCTCTCAGCTTCAGTGAGTTTAAACAGGCGCTTTCCAGCTCGGCAAAATCTAACGGCTGATAAGCGAAGCAGCACCGCGAGGAATCAGTATGCAGAAACGAGAACCCGTCATCATCGCGCCAGACTATACCGATGATGAACTTTATGAGTGGATGCGCCAGAAAATTAATGCAGCGCAGGATCTGAAATGGGCCAATGAAGCCAGGGCTAAGCAGGCTGAAAATCTGTCCGCTCTGGAGCAGGGTATCGCCAATCTGGAAAAAGCAGCGGCATTAAGCATTGCCAGAATGATTACATACCCACGTTAATAGCTAACCAACGAGGCTAATAATGGAATTTAAAGATTTACCAATGCAATTCCAGGAAATGGCAGCGAATATAGTTCGTTCCCAACTGGCGACTCTTGACCTGAGTACCGTAGAAAAAGAAACCATCGATACTATATCCGGTAACGTGCGTCGTGCCTTTATCGGTCTGTACGAAGAGAAGCAGCTCTCTGATAACCAGGATTTACATGAAAAATACTTCCTGGATCTAATGGACATCATTGATAAGGGGCTTGGCTTGTTAATGAAAAAGAAAGGAATTCGAATAGAACCCCTTGAAAATTACTTTTCAACAAAAAGCATTAATTCTTTTGATTCAAAATAAGAGAATTAATTACAGACTTAACATGCTCTTTCTCATGATTGAAGCTCTCATGATTGAAAGTGCCAGGTTGAAGCGAGTCGATATAATCAACAAGACTCTGTCGTACGACTTCATTTTTATCCATAACAGATGCGGTAATGACTCCAACTTATTGATAGTGTTTTATGTTCAGATAATGCCCGATGACTTTGTCATGCAGCTCCACCGAT